GATTGCCACAACGACCTCGAGAACCTACGGGCAGACCAACTTGCATCGAGGTGGGACTAATGAACATCTTCGTACTTGACACCGACCCTACCGTTGCGGCTCACATGCACTGCGATAAGCATGTGCCCAAGATGGTCGTGGAGGCCGCACAGATGATGGCATCAGCCCTGCGCCGACATGGTGCTACTGATGAGCAGATGCCCCTTACCAAAGCGGGCAAGCCCTACAAGGGCGGCTACGCTCACCACCCATGCACCGTATGGGCTGGCGATAGTCGTGCTAACTTTTGGTGGCTGGCAACGCATGCCCAAGCACTGTACTGTGCCTACCAATTGAGGTTCGGCAAGAAGCATGCGTGTGCTGACCCTATTGACCAAATGCAAGCACTCACAAATAGCATTCCCGAATACACAGGGACCAACCACACTGGACTCACATCATTCGCACAGGCCATGCCCGACGAGTACCGTGATGCAGATGCGGTCAAGGCTTACCAAGCCTACTACCACAGCAAGCAGTTCGCCAAGTGGGACAAGGGCACACCTGCCCCCGACTGGTGGCGAGGCGTGGAGGTGACGGCGTGATTTACGAATACTCAAGTGATATTTACTACGACTCGTCAATCAACATTTTCTTTTTCCTAAACGAACAAGGCGAAGAAGTTGAATGCAACGAACAAGGCGTGGAGGTGACGGCATGAGTGGAAGGCCAGCACTATATTGCCGAAGATGTAAATATAGAGTATTCAGAAAGGATGGGGCTTTGTGCCAGCGATGCGATTGCGTGGAGTTGGTCGCATGAGAAGCAATCAAATTGTTATCGGCTACATCACGGATGCCGGGTATCGCTGTACTTACACACCCGGACTATGCGACCTATGCGGTCAAGCGGGCATGCTTCAAGGCACTGTGTTGCTCGAGCGAGTGAAGGACAAAGCGACTCGACCCGCACACTTTATAGTACACCGACGAGTACCCACATTGTTCCGAAGTGGGTATGCCCCACCGACCTGCCCCGACTGCATCGAAAAAGCAGAATTGTGGGAAGCAAAGGCGGTGAAACCGGAATAAGGTTAAGTAGTGGCGCAGACAAAGTACATACTACAACAAGGGGGCAGGTGTAATCCTGTGTTCGTTACTTCGGTAACTACCTCCTTTTGTGTTTGGGCTTTTGTTTCATGCACCTGCTCCCACCTAAACACAGGAGGAAAAAATATGAAAACAAACACATACATTTTGGCAGACATCGTAGCAAAAATTTTGGTCGCAAACCCCGATGGGCTTTCGACCTACGAACTATTCAATCGGTTGGCCGACAGCAATCTCAAGACACGCTGGTTGCCAACCCGCAATTCATTCGGCCCTAAATTGAGGGCCATCGGTGGTATCATCAAGCAAGGTACTGCCACCGGATATTCAACAGCCGGACCACGCACAGTGGTCGTGTGGAACATCGACATAGAAGCATACAACGAGTGGAGGGGTGCTGATGTATTCGGTGCTTGACCTACACAAATGCCGTGTCGAATCGGCCACAGCCTATGTGCGTGACCCGAAGACAACCCGACTCAAGCAATTCCCAATCTTCACACTGCAAGAAAGTGACACTGTTCACCTCTTTGCCACTAAAATCATCATGTGGAAGTTCTTGGATTCGATTTTTCCCAAAAAAATTCTCCCGAGAGGACCGGTCGAAGACGATTTTTTCGCTCCCAGTGAGCATATCCCTTCCATGCGTGAGATAATGCAGGGCTTCTTGGAAGAAGCACAGGAAGATGTGCGCTACCTCGTGCTACAATACGAGGATGGTGACATCGTTAATGTGTTCGGGCTTGACGAGTATGTACTCAGTCGTGATGTCGAGGCGTACTCGGTCGTGTTCGACAAGAATGGGTACGGCAGTCGCCAAGAACCCTTCGTCTTTAGAGATAAGAATGGGGCCCATATACGGCCTTCTTTGGTGTGCGAGGTAGGTGCGTACCTAATTCGCATAACAGACCTCGGGAAGCGCCTCTATTGCACCATAACAGGGGTGGATGATAGGGGGCATAAGTTCGTCCCGATTAAGCCCAAGAGCATAAGCAAAGATGAGCGGGCCAAAGTCACCAAGCACATCAACGAGATGGTCGCTGAAACCATGTACCGCCACGACCGAAGTGGTAAGCACATGGGTCGTGCCATCATTGTACCACACTCCACTCGTACACTCGAGGTTGATACACTTCTGTACGAAAGATTTGGGAGGCAGATATAAGCGTTCCGCAATTAAGTTGGTTAGGTATTTTTTTCAAACGAATTAAAACCGTGCAACTGCGAGGATATTGCTCGAATTAAGTTATTTCGTCTAAGGGTTTCAACATAATGGTGTACTATACTACTGTACTATACTATACTATTACTATTTATTGAAATATCTTCTATACGAAATAAATTATTACCCGGCAAATACCACGCAGTACCTCGATTTTATTTCGTTTGTTGAACTGACTTTACCAACTTAATTCCATAACGCTTAAGTACTGACGACAATAGAGGAATTGATATGCTAACACAACAAGGAACAATCGACATTTACCACCAGCACGACCTACCACTTGACATCAACAAGGTGGTAGTGTACTCCGAGAATGACTACGGTGGGGCCGCACATGTGGCCGCACAAGCGTTCATTCAAGGCGAGGACGCAGATGCGTACATCGTCAGCCACCTAATCAAGAACATGGTGTTCAACCAGTCCATTGATTTTGAATTTCCCGGCTGGCCTGTTCACTTCGTAGAAGATATGGTCTTCATCAATGTGAACAAGTGGCCACACACACCCATCATACCCATAGAAGAAGCCGAGGCCACATGGATTTACGCCTACCAACCAGTGCGTGATACTGTCAAGGCCATACAGAATCTATGGGGTGGACTGACTGGTTGTGAAGTCACGGTGCAGTATCTAACGACCACTCACATCCACGACAATATGCAGTCCGATTACTTCACCTCGCTGAAACCAAGCGAGATAATGACTCACGAGTTCAGTGGCATGGCGCTACATACGCAAAACGAATTGCACTCCTTCTTCACACCCCCAGCATGGCTGTTCCCAACCCTTGCGGCTGGGCTTGGCTTGACTTCAAGCACCGTATTCAGTGGTCACGATGCCGACGAAGAGGTTGATGCCAGCGCCGCACAAAGGCTGTGGGCTCACCTACTCGACTGCTCCAATCTCGACGGGCGCACATGGAACAAGACTAAGTTCAACCGCTCGCTTAGGATGGCACGAGAAGAAGCCGCTCGGACTACCGAGATGCTTGAGGACATCAAGAAGACGCTCGCAAAGGCGAACCACACGGACGCACCTCAAGGAATGTGGGGTTGATACTGTGGACATCTTCAAGGCCATGACTGAGTATGTTGAGCGCAACCACTATGTGGATGTGGCCGACAAGGTACCAGTGTTCCTGTGCTCTATCGGCACTCACATCTTCAATGGTCTAAACAAGTGCGGTACCTGTCCGTTCATCCCTATGGAAGAAAAGGACTTCGCTATCGACGCTTGCATACTACGCCACGACAGTGCCCCACTCTACACACCAATGTCCCATGTAGCAGACACTCGCCTACATATCCTCATGCGAGGTATGAAGGGGTCGGGTAAATCTGTACTGATTCAATTGTTCTTGAGCCCACGCACAGGGTTGCTTGCTAACGCACTCAACGCTGACATAGGCATGGGCTTCCGTACTGACATTGGCCCTAACTCAATCACCGAAGCCGGTATGTTCGGCTCGGTTGATGAAGAAGGTAATATCATGGGTCGCCCTCTCGCTCGTGAGATGTGTGGTGGCTTCCTCGGCTTTGAGGAATTTTCATCTATCACAGATGCTGGTAAGAAGGAACACAGTACCGACATCAAGAACCAATTGCTGACCTCCACCGACAATGGTCGGGTCAAGAAGGTCATGCGGGCTGGGTGGGTCGAGTACACCACTCGCTACACGCTATGGGCAGGTACACAACCGGCTCGGTTTGAGATGGAGTCGGGTCTTGACCGGCGGTTCTTTATCATCGACATTGAGATGAACCCCGAGAAGGAGCGACTGTTCAAGATGGCACAGGCCAAGCAAGCGAGCATGAGCCCCAACGACCGGGCCGAACTGGTGCGTATGGCTGACGAGATTCGCAACTTCTTCACTGACCGTGCCCTCGAGGTTATCACCAACCCACCTACTTCTCTCCGCTTCGACGACGAGTTCAACGAATGGCTGTTCCGTCCCGAGGTCCGTAGCCACGAGGCTGACTTGTTCCGTCGCATGGCTCTCGGGTACGCTATCATGTCCCCTCACTACAAGGGTGGGGATATACTGCACATCGAAATGACTGCTCAACTCCGAGCCATTCTCGACCGTTGCTTGGACATGCGCCGCACTGTGATGGATGCCGACCTACGGCTCATCAAGACGGCGTTTTGGAACCAAGCCATGTCACGCTCCAACCTTATCAAAGAGGTAGCACGGATGATTACCAACGGTGATTATCAGTCTGCCAAGCGGTGGATTGAGGACAACCTACAAATACAGCCGTGGTTTAATGAGGAAAGGAGCACAAAGACTGGTCGAGGTCGGAAGGGAGTGTCGTGTATCATTGGGTACCCGCAAGCCAAAATTCAACTCGACGCACAGAAGGTGAAACAATGAAATCAAATACAGGCAAGAAGCGATTCCTACGGGACGCAATCGAATACATCAAGACTAACGGACCAGCAACTGCGGGTGTACTGCACGAGCAAGTACGATACACCAAGACTGGTAAATTGCTTAGGGATAGCCCGAGCCGTCGCCAAGCCCAACAACTGCTTGCACGATGCAACGCTCTCAGCAGTAGGGATGTCTTGGTGACTCGAGTCGATGTCGCACTTAAGTCGCCCTATGTGGTGAAAGAATACTTCCTAAAGGGTGATGAGTGATGGGTAAGTACACTGCTTGGTGCGACCAAGCCAAAATCCAAATCCTACGCAACGGCGAGATGTCCTCTCGTGCTCTCCTACACAACATTGCCGAGCAGGGATTCAGTGCCCGACGAAGCCCGAGCAGTGTTCAGTCGGCCTCACAAGCATTGCTTCGTGACCCGAGATTTGTGGGGCACACGCCCGATGTTGGTTCTTATCAGCAGGGTGATGGTGAGATGGGTCAGTCCTACCACTACCGAGTCAAGGTATGGAGTGTGCTCGCATGAAGACCCGACGACAAATCCAAGACCGAATCGAAGAACTACACAACAACCCTGCCGCTGTTTCGGTACTACGCTGGGTCATTGAGGACAACAACTGTGCTGTGTGCCAACTGGCAAACAAGCGTGATGTTGAGGTCAAGATTCATCGTGGTGAAATGACAAGCACATTCCTTGAGTCGAAGTACTCATGGCCTGTCGGTACAGTCATGACTCACATGGATGAACACCTGCAATACGACCCCAACGAAGCATCCCACATCGAGCAGATGCGTGACGAGTCCATCAGCACACTCAATGTGGCTGAGAACCTCGTGCAACGGCTTGTGTCGTGGCTTGATGAACTCGAGCAACGCAAGGTCACTGAGGGACTCACCTCCGAATGGATTGGTGACGCCACCAAATTGCTATCGCAAGGACAAGGCTTCTTGAAATTGGTAGGTCAATTGAAAAGTGAAATCGGTGTCGATTCCCAATTGCTACTTGCTGACCGGAAGGTCGATGCCATGATGGGTATTCTCGTCGAGGTACTACGCAACGAACCACTGTACCTTGACCAAATCCAATTGCGACTTGCTACTATGCAAGCCCCGGTCATGTCCTACGACGACGCAGACTTTGAGGTGATTGAATGAAGAGTGAGTGGGATTGGATGATGGTTGGTGAGGAAGAATGAGCATGAAGAAATGGCGCAATAAGAGTGCCAATATGCTCTTTACTCGACCCATCTATGAGTCGGAGTTCCCTGCTCTTGCGGCTTCAATGGCCGAGGATGGTATAAGCATTGTCTTGGCCGACAATGCGAATGGTTATCAGTGGCTTGTAGCAGACTACCAAGTCCCTGCGAAGTCGATTCGTGAGGTGTGGGGATTGACCCCGCACCAAATGCGTCGATTGATTCATTGGGCACTAACAAATACATCGGGGCTGAACGCATGGGAGTAGTAATTTTCACAACAGACGACGAGCAATACCGCACCGGCGATTACTTCGTCATGTACGGACAAATGACAGTCCCACCCACCCAACCAAACACTACCTACATTTTCCACACGGACAAGTTCACTGAGAGCGATGCCCTGTATTGGGCACAGGTAGTGCCACACCGTATGGTAGTGGTCAGCAGTAAGATTCCACGACTGAGCAAGAAGAGTGAGGACTGCGTTATCGTGGACCAACGCTCTCGAGTGGCGAAGGAAGACTTCTCTCGCAAGATGCGAGCCGCTCTATGCTGGACTGACCGTGACCGGGCCCACAGTGCCCTCTCTCCTATTCCCCTTGCGCTTGCCAATGCTTTCATCAAGGTCAATGTCAATGACATTGGCTTCGGTAGGCTACTGGCCCGATGCAAGTTCACACTACACGACAGTTATACTCGTGCGGCTATTGCCTACGGTATCGTTCCTGTGCGTGGCTTCAAGTGGCCACCCAAGAGCAAGCGCAGTGACTATATACTGCCGGGCGGTATGAGAAAAACAGACAGACACTTGGACATCATTGTGAACAATGACATCGTTGTGACGAATGAGATTCGCACTAACGATACCCAAGCACTTCCGAAAGGACAAAACAAAACACAACAGAAGGTAATACAATGGATTTGAAAACACTAACACACGACGCACGAGATGATGAACGAAGCATGAAGCACACTGTTTTTGTGTACGGTACTCTCAAGAAAGGCTACTACAACCACCATGTGCTCGGCGCTGATGCTGAGTTCGTGGACTACGCTAACACTTATGGCGCTGAACTTCATTCGGTCGGTACTTCCTTCCCCGCCATGATGCGTGGGGATAAGCAGGTACTTGGTGAGGTGTGGGCCATCTCCGATGAGGCTCTCGATAGAGTGGACCAACTCGAAGGTGTTGAGGTAGGCATGTACACTCGTGAGCAAATTGCACTACAAATGCACAACAGCACTGACCGCAACGCATGGACATACATTGCTGATGAGATGTTCTTTGGTGGTCACTTGGGCCCAGAAATCAAACCTAACGCTGACGGAATGGTGGTGTGGGAATGATTTCATTTATGATTTTTATGGTGTGGCTGGTATGGCAAGTTCTCGTCCCAGTCCTACAAGCAGACATCAGTCATGTGCACGAACCGTACCACTTTAGTGAGTATGAAGCCAGTTCATTGGGCGAGTCTGCTATGTTCCTAAATGTGCACGACAACGAATGAACCTTATGGACCCAATGCTTATAGCATAATATGTGTCGGCCAATAACAACAACAAGCGTGTCCGTCGAGCCATAGTCGAAATACTACTCGAACACGGACCAGCGACACGAGAGGAAGTTGCGGAGTACCTGCAAACATACAAGGGTGTCAAGAATGTCCCTTCTCCTAACAGCATCAGTGCTCTCATGTCGAAGAATCCTCAAGTGGTCATTGTTGGTAGGCAGAAGGTCGAAATGACCATCGGCATCAACACACATCACATGTTATTCGACATTGACCGACAAGTTATCAAGGGCAAGGAGGATTTAATTTTGACTCGGCCCATCTCAGTAATGACTCCAAAGGAGCGAAAGACTGCCAAGCAGTGTCCCTCCTGTGGGCGTACACGCATTATGCCGGAGCAATCCGACGAGTGCCTATCCTGTATTCGTCAGTAGCATTATATAGTGGCGTAGATACATGGGTATCTATGAAGCAAGTATGGGCTACCAAACACCGACCCACTACCCTTGATGATTTTGTTGGACAAGAACACATTGCATCCGAGTTCGAGGGCATCCTCGGTGGCAAGCCTATGCAACACTTCATCTTCTATTCTTCCGAGCCGGGCACGGGCAAGACTACGCTCGCACACATACTGGCCAATCAACTTGGCTATCATATTCACATGTACAATGCTTCGTCTAAGCGACAGCGTGGTATCGAGTTCATCGAAGAAGAACTTGCACCCATGACTCGTCTTGGTCAGTGGGAAACCATTTACTTCTTGGACGAAGCAGACCAACTAACTCCCGCCGCACAGTCGGCTCTCAAGGGTGTCATTGAAGGCGCTCAAGGGTACTTCATTCTCACCTGCAACGACTTGAGTAAGTTGTCGCCGTGGCTACAATCTCGCTGTCAAGTTCGCCACTTCACGCCGATTGGGGATTCCGAGATGTTCTTCCGACTGCACAAGGTCGATGCCGCCGAAGGTTTCACTACAAGCAGTGACGACTTGGATGCCATCATCTCCGCTAACAAGGGCGACCTTCGCAACGCAATCAATGCACTACAAGCATACCACTCCATATCCCTCGACGCACGAGGGCAATTCCTTCGCTCCATCTCGGAGCCAGTGGTCGATGCGGCTCGCATCCTAACACTGTGTATCAAGGAAAGCAGGGTCGAGGAAGCCGTCAAGTTGATGGGCCAAGACAACCTACGCAGAACCATAGACGCCGTATTTCAATACGGTGTTTCATCTCCAGCCAAAAGCCAAAGCAAATTGCTGTTGGTCGATGCCGCTACACAAGCCCAACGGGACTTGTTGAGTGGTGTGGACGAGCACTATGTTGTGTGGGATTTCTGCCGCCGATTGGCAGAATAGACAGGGTTATATAGTGGCGGAGATAGATAAGAAAATAGAGGTTTAGAACATGGAACTACAACAGATGATTGAACGAATTGCCAAAAATGTGAACTGCACGATTGATGCGCTACAACAGCGTATGGAAAGTGTGTACAGTGAGAACTGTACTGCTTGGATGGACTCGGGTAAGACCGAAGAAGACTGCAAAGTGCAAGCACTACGAATTGCCGGACGACAAGTGAAAAGCGAAGGAGAGCGACTAAAGCGTTCCGGCGCAACACTCTTTGAAGGAATGTTCGTTAGCGCACCACGATACAAAGACTGGGCTCAAATGGCCTACAAGAAAGCAGGTACTACTATCAGCACCGGCGGCGAAGCAGTCGTCGAGGCTATGGTCACTGACGGACTTGCGACAGTGTACGAAGACAACAACGATGGGACATTCACCAAGTCCTACAACCCTTCGCTTGCCGCAAAGCAATCCTTCGAGCCGGAGATGGCTACGGTCGAAATCACTTCGCTACCGAAGGACACCTACGATGCTGGCAACGGCGTTCACTTCCACCTTGTGTGGGACAAGAACAGCGTGACCTTCCCATCCGGTGACAAGAACTTCAAGTACGGTGCGGCTCGCCCTCTCAGTGAGAAGGACCGAACCTGTACCTTCTTGGGTCGCAAGCAAGGCGAAACGGATGTGCAGATGTACTCCTTCCGATTCAATGGTAACTTGGCTGAGACTGACCAACCTACCTTTGTCCCCGGCACAATCGCCATGCGACCTGCTCGCAACGGCAATGTGGCCTACGCAAAGCCGGGTGTTTCGACCTTCGCTGTCGATAACTCCCTGCAAGCAGTGTTCAATGACTCACCGGACACCATGAACTACGATGGCGTCCACCGACTCGAGAAGGGACTCGATGGTATCGAATCCTATGTCCACGGGCTCAGTGACAAAGAGAAGTGGGACGCACTCGTGTCTGTTATCGTCGAGGTCATTCACATTGACCCTCGTGACAACGGCGGCTACATCCTAACTGTTGGCGACTTGGACATCATGTCCACTGCTGGCACTGTGGACATCTACATCCCTGCGGCACACGAATCCCAAGTGGACTTCGGTGTCGGTTCAACGCTCATGGTTCTCGGACAACCATACATCAGCCGTGACAATGAGGCTCGCCTCGTCACTACCGGCTGGTGGTGTGCTGAGTCGATGGCTGTTTCAGCAGACCTCGGGGACGCAGACGCTGAGGGGTGGGACTGATGGCTTGGGCGAAGAGCGAACAACCTGCCGCAAGCAAGGGTCAGCAACCTACCTACGGTGCTGACTACTACAAGGCGCTGTTCGAGAAGAAGCGTGAGAACCACGCTCCTATCCGCATGGCCCTCGTTGGCAAGGAGAACACGGCTAAGACCGGGCTCTCACTTGACCTCGCACTCAAGCACACGGACAAGCAAATCATTGTCCTCGACTGCGACAACTCCGCACAGAACACCGTGGACCTACTACTCACTACCAATGTCGAGGGAGCAGACCGCATCCGTGTCATTCCCCTCATCGACGAGATGGATGATGCCATGTGGAATGAAGACAACACTACCAACTGGCTCGCAGTAGTCAAGAAGTTGGAGTGGTTCACTTCCTACTTGGGTGAGCAACATGAAGACATCGGCGCAGTGGTCATGGACGGCGGCTCCACTTTCCTTAAGTGGTGCGAGTTCGTTATGACTGAGCGACTGATTGAGCGTGGCGTCATTAAAGACGACAGCGATAACTTCAATCAAAAGGAATGGCGTGAGCGCAACCGTGTGTTTAAGGGTGTCCTTAACCGCTTGACTGCGCTACCAATCCCCTACATCTTCTTCACCTTCCACTTGAAGGACAAGAAGCAGTTCATGGATGTCGGTAACGGCACAAAGGCCATGATGAAGATTGGCGAGATTGTCGATTGGGTCGATGGTACCCAGCGATTCGTCAGTCAGCAGATTCTGCTACGACGGTACACAAAGAAGGGTGACAAGACCGCTGGTGTTGAGGCTGACAAGAGCCTTAACGAAGGGGACTTCATCATCCGTGCCACTATCAATGAGATGAAAGGTCGCAACATGCAACACTTGGGCAAGCGATACGATGTCATGTCGGTCAAAGGCGGCTTTGTTTCTTGGGAAGGACTACCATTTGGGTGGGAGTGAGATGAGCGACACAAGAGATAACTTCATCCTTGAGGCGTTCAAGCAACTGCAAATCAACTCCCAACTGGTCGCACAGCGCCTCGACCTACTGCAAGAACACCTTGAACTCCTGTCAGTACGCATTGCTGATTTGGAGCATGAGGTCGATGAGATTCCCAACCTCGGTAAGATTCTCGCCGCAGTACAAGAACTACAAGAGCAACACGACGCTCCAGCCTCGACCTTCACCCACTACATTTCGGGCGGTGTGCCTCGATGATTATACCCCGCAAGGCTTTGGAGCAATTGCTCATGGCTACGCTACGGGAGCAGAACATCAACGGCAAATCACAAGACCAAGTTGCCGGGTGCGTCTTGTCCCTCTCGGATAAGCGCATCAGCACTACGAGTATTGTTAAAGATGGCAAGACCTCGCTCGCTCGATTCTCCTTTACTGTGAGTGAATCATATCCAGATGAAGCCATTCCGGTGCCAGACATTAGGCGTATGCTTGGTGTGCTAAAGCACCACGACAAGCAACTTGTTAGACTCGTTAGTGATGCGGGCAAGGTCAAAGTCACATCTGAGGGCAAGCAGACTACTCTCACTGGTGGACTTGATGCTAAGGCATTTGCCAATAGTCAGCACACACTCGAAGAGTGGTCTAAGCAAGCGTTGAAGCGAGCCGAGCAGATTATCGACGGCAAGACCTACATGACTCTCGATAAACAGATTGTCGCACCATTCTTTACGGCTGAGGTGGATGCTGTCGAACTACACAGTGCCTTGCAGTGTGATGGCATGAACGGACAGAAGTTGAACAGATATAAGTTCGCCGTGAACGACAACACACTCTCCGTGACCGTAGGAAGCCCCTTCAAGGGCCTAACTGAGGTGAACTTGGGTGAGTACACTACGGACGACTTTGAGGCCATCTATGAGGGTGGTTTGGAAAATGTCGCCAAGTACTACCGAGGCAAGATTAAATTGCGATTCATGGACTTCACAGACTACGGACAAGGCATACGCCTACTACTCGCTATGGAAAATGGCGACTGGGTATTTCAATCCGGGGTGCTTTGATTGACTCTTGGTCATAAATACGACTCTATCACTGGATTCAGTATGCAACAGGTCGAGGACACTTGTGAACACCCTGTGTTTCAGCGGTGGATTTACCGTGGCTCCGACCGAAGGCGCAGAATGCGAATCATACTCTCTATGGTCATTCACCATGAAATGAATGAAGAGCAGTGGTACACTACTGAGGAACTACGCCAAATGTGTCTCGAGCATGATGCAAGGGGCGGTTCTTCTATGATGATTACCAATGTTCGCATAGGCACACTCATGCGAGTTATGATTGCTCGTGGAGTGGTCGAGTTCCGCAAAGGGGATGGCGCAAGAGAATACAAGAAGGTGAAACAATGATAACTTGGAAATGTGAAAAATGCAATGCAGAAAACAAAGCGACCGACCCGTGGGGTATTGCGAGCGTACTTATTGACTCGCAAATCAGCACGGAGTGCAGTAAGTGCGAATCCCTGCACCTAATCACTGTTAGTGTCAAGACTCTAAATGATGATTTCCGCAACGAGGAATGGCTCACCAATGCTTATGTGACCAACAGATATACGATGGCGCAGATTGCCCGTATGTGCGGGGTCACACCAATGACTATACAGAACTGGCTACGACGCCATAACATCCCTACAAGGGGGCGAGGCCGTGGTAAATCTGCCGAAGGACAATAAGTACGAAATCATAATGTGTTGCGACTGTGACAGTATCATTAAGGTACGAAGGTTGGACAAGCACAAGACTCCCGAGAGTGCCGTCGTACAGAATCTTATGACGGTTGTTGCGTGGTGCAACTGCTTGTACAATCCTTTGTGAACATCTATATACTGCCGACAACACATGACTTAGTATGATTGTCACACATATAGGTGGAAGAAAGGTACGAATCCGTTCTCGAAACCCGGAAACAAATGAGCGTAGGGATTATGTCGTCGAGGCATACCCCTACTGCTTTGCCAAGAATGTGAACGACCGATATGGATTGGTCAAAGTCGAAGAAGGGTACGAAGGACTGTATGGTACGGACTTGAGCAAGGTGCACTTTCGCACCGAGTACGACCGGAGGCTGTGGTCTAAGCATACCGACACATGGGAGGCACACATAACCTTCCCCAACCAAGTCCTCAATGACCGACTGGTCAAGGGCGAAGACCCTATCCCTAATTATGAGCACAGGGTGTGGTATCTT